CGAACCAAGCGTAATCAGCTGAGAACGATTCAAACTTTACATCTTCCTGATCATAAGAAAGAATATCAATCACCGATCCATTTCTACCTATTATTTTATTGATGATCCCTTGTTGTGTCTTCTCTGTCTTTACAATCTGATTAGCAGGAATCATGGTTAATAGGTAAGGAAGTATCGTGTTACGGATACCGTTGGGGAAGTCAGTGCCTATTACCTTAATGATCATGGGCACTTTGTTCTTACGGTATGGATGTGTTCCTAAGAATTGATGGGCTATATCTACTGATCCAAGACGTGTCTTACCTGATCGGTTCCCACCTAACACATACCTATTTCTTCTATTGGATCTAAATGCGTCTGCTTGAGTTGGCTCCCATGGAACAAACTGTTGAAGCACCTTGGCCTCTGAATGTTTCTTACGCATCCAGAGTACACGGACAAGTTCCTTTTTTTGCTCAGCTGTTAAATTTAATAGAGGATCGTCACTCACCTATGCCACCATCTTCCATCCATTGTAGGGTTTCTTTATCGAATAGGATTTTCTTATCTTCAACTTCAATCTTCTTCTCACAATCACAATACCAACTGGTAAACAATTGTTTTAATATGCCACCACACTTGTCACACTTTGGTCCTAGTTTTTGTGACACCTTACACACCCCCTTTTATCATTCTTATTTACCTCTTTTGCTGCCTCTGCATCCTGTAAAATTTTATCCAAAAATAAATTATACCAAGATTCTGTTAGAGGTTTTTGGCATTCAGAACAAACCATAGCTTCTAACCCCACAATAAAACCACACTCTAAACAAATGCCATCTAATAAACCCATTAATCACCATCTCTTTCAGAGACCCAACGAATAACTTCTGGATCTAACAATGGGTCCTCCCCGTCTACTTCAGGCAACACATCACAATCACAAAAGTAGTTTGAGAATACTTTCTGCATGAGTTCCCCACATTTAGAGCAAGTTTCAAGCATACCCCCTCCTTATAAAGGGACTAAGTAAGAATCAACATCACCTATATAAAGCTTAATCTTTATTTCCCTTGAAAAGGAACCAGCTATAAGATCAGCTCGTTCATTTCCTGGATTACCTGAATGACTTTTGATATATGTCCATTGGATCTGCTTATTCAACGAGTGTCGTTTTACTAAATCCAATAGTTCTTTCCATAAATACATGTTGCAGATAAACTTCCCATCGGTTCTTTTCCAACCCCACTTACTCCACTTCCAAGCGGCATCCTTTACTCCATGAATAATATATCTTGAGTCAGTGTAAATTACAATAGAGCCCTTCAATCTAAATGGAATATTCTTTAGCGCCTTAACAACAGCAATCATCTCCATCTTGTTAGAGGACTGAGTTCGCTCTGCTCCCCCTAATTCATACACAACCTGTCCTATCTTAACAACAGCGCCCCACCCACCTAACTTCTTTAAATGCTTACAAGACCCATCAGTGTATACAATTATTCTCATCGTTCACCTGTTGATCCGAACCCCCCTACTCCTCTTTCTGTATTTGATAACGACTCAACCACCTCCACCTTCACCCTTTCAATTGGGGAAATAACTAGTTGAGCTACACGGTCCTCAGCCTTAAGACCACAGTACTGTTTAGATCCATTGTATAGTAATACTTTCAACTCACGCATTGGT